AATGTTACGACAAATGAAATAACAACAGTTTCAGTAAGTCTACTTCAACCTATGTGTTGTCCCGTTGGCTTATATGATGGTAAAGTGTATATTCTGAATATTACGAGTTTGTCAGGTAGAACTGTCAATATTATTCAGGATTTTGTTTCTACTTCTCCTCTCACCAGCAACCACCTATTCTTACAAGAGGACTACGGCTACGATGGACTGTGGACAGCTCTTAAATCCAAAGATACAGACTTAAAGGTCAAAGTAATCAATGCTTATCTCGGCGATAATAACAATATAGCACAATTAACAAACGCATACCTCTACGACAGCAAAGACCTCAAATGGAAATCCCTTTCTGGTGAAAGCTATGTAGCAGATATGCAGAACGCACTAAATATATTAGGGGTGAACTAAATACTCACCCCGGAAAGGGTGAATATGAGTATTTTAGGAAATCCCATTACATTGGGTGGCGGTGGAAGCAAAGCACCCGACTACACCTATACCGGCAATGCGGAATGGTACAACGAAGAAAAGACCATTTTGAAGCTGAAAACCAGTGGTGTACTGACATTGAGCAAAGATTGCTACGCTGATGTATTTGTTGTTGGCGGCGGTGCGAGTGGTGCAGGAAGTTATGGTAACTATGTTCCACAAATTAGTGGCGGAGGAGGTGGTGGGGGCTACACAAAAACGCAAAGGGTAAGTTTTAAGAAAGGAACCGAATACCCAGCAACGATTGGTGCCGGCGGTGCTGGTGTGTCGAACAACACATATAATAATAGAAATGGCAATGCAGGCGGAGCTACATCAATAAATGGTGTTTCTGCAAATGGCGGGAACCCTGGAACAGGCGGTTATGGTTCGTCTTCGATTCCTGATACATCTTATGGAAATGGTGGTGCTGGAGGCTCTGGTGGTGGCTCATCGTTTTGGGGTTCTACAAATTATCCAGGAGCAGGAGCAGGTGGCTCAGATGGCAGTTCTGGTACGAGTAATCGAATAAGTACGGGAACAATTCCTGGGGGAGCTGGGCAAGGAACGACAACTCGTGCATTCGGGGAGCCTGATGGCGAGTTGTTTGCTGGCGGCGGAGGCGGTGGTTGTGGAAATACCACTTCTATTTCTGCGCCAAATGGTGGCGCTGGCGGCGGAGGGAACGGCGGTGGCTCTAATAATTCTCGTGATGCCACTCCTGGCCAAGAAAATACAGGTGGAGGCGGCGGTGGCGTTTTCTACTATGCGTCAAACATACTTCGCTATTCTGGTGCTGGTGGCTCCGGTGTTATCCTTATACGCTTTTCATAAGGAGGTGTAATCATGTACGCATTGATTGAAAACGCAAAAGTAACAAACATCGTTTCCGCTGATAAGCGAGGAGCAGACAGCCTTATTGCTGCAGGGCTTAACCTTGTACAGACCGACAAGCCTGTTGCCATCGGTGATGACTACACTGACGGGAAATTTTATCGTGATGGTTCCGAAGTCCTTACACCACTTGAGGAAGCTCTTTTAGTACAAGCAGACATGCAAGAAGCCTTAGAAATATTGGGGGTGACTTAATGGGTTATTATACCGAAAAAGCCAAAGAAGTAAAAGCAAAGCAGGAAGCAGAGTTGGGACAGCTAAAAGCAGCTCTGCAAACCCTTGGCGTAGAAACCGAAGAAAAGGAGGAAACATCCAATGCGGGATGATATCTTAGAGCAGGCGCAGGAGATTCGGACGAGCATTGACAGCGTGACCGGTGCCATGGCTGACGCTGATGCAGCAAAGAACCCCATGCTGTTCCTACCATGGGAAGCTGATACCAAGTATGCGGTGGGTGACCGCAGACGACACGATGGCAAGGTATACAAGTGCTTGCAGGCGCACACCTCGCAAGCAGACTGGACACCTCCTGTTGTCCCAGCGCTGTGGGTAGTCATCAACATTAGTTCTCCCGGAACGATTGATGACCCCATCCCGGCATCGAGGGGCATGGAGTACGAGTACGGCAAGTACTACCTCGACCCGGAGGACAGCAAAACCTACCTCTGCAAGCGTTTGAATGAGACCGGCACCATTGTGCTGCAGTACCTCCCGCACGAGCTTGTAGGCCAGTATTTTGAGGAGGCATAACCCATGGAAATTGCACTGGCCCTCCTCGGTTCCGGCGCATTGGCTACCGTCATTAGCTGGCTGCTGCATCGTATTGACCGCAAGCAGGACAAGCAGGATCAGATTATCTCCGGTATGGCAGCCTTGGACAATAAGCTGCAACAGCATATTGATTCTGACGAACGCTACCGGACAGATATGTGCCGCATCCGCATCCTGCGCTTTTCGGACGAGCTGCGCCGTGGGGCGAACCACAGCGAAGAATCCTTCAACAATGTGTTGGAGGATATCGACAACTACACAGAGTACTGTGTGGAGCACGAAGATGTCTACATCAATTCCAAAGCGGATGCAGCGATCCGCAACATTAAGAGCGTCCACGACCGCTGTATTCGTGGCGAACTCAAATTCCTTTAAGGAGGACATAAAATGAACGAATTTGTAACTTGGACTTCCCTTGGTACTTATGCAGGTGCAGTCATGATGGTCACCATCATCACACAGTTTTTGAAACAGACCCCTCTCAAGAACATCAACACCCAGCTGCTTGCTTACATCATCTCTGTGGCCATTCTCATCGGAGCCGAAGCCTTTAACGGCTCTGCTCTGACGGTACAGGGCGTGGTGCTGTGCCTGCTGAACGCTGTTATTGTCGCTTTGGCTGCTAATGGTACATATGACGCAGCCACCACCGGCATGGTCAAACACACTGATGCGGCAATTTTGGATGCCGAAGGAAAGGGGGAGGCCTAATGGCTTTCCTCTCTCCCGATAATGTACGCTATGATAACGGCGTAAAAATCTGTGAGAAGATAATCCCGGATTCTGCGGTTTGGAACCGTGATGTTAAGGAAGGTGGTTACACCTACCGAAAGGGAACGACCTATAAGGCCAACCGTCCGCTTTCTGCGATTAAAGGCGTCACGATCCATAATACCGGGCGCATCAAGATTCCTAACGGAACCACAATGGCGGAGCAGTACACCCGCGCGACCTACCCGAACTGCAACATGGGATCTGTCCGTGTCCACTACTATGTGGATGAGAACGAAGCATGGCAGAACCTTGACGAGGGCGAGGTCGGCTGGCACGCTGCTGATGGAAACTATGGCCCCGGCAACAGCACTACCATCGCCATCGAGATCATCATGGACGGAACTGATGCCGAGTATAACCGGATTGCCGAAGATAACGGCGCAAGGCTTTGCGCTGCTATCCTAAAACGGCATGGCTTGGACGAGAACGCAGTCTACCAGCACCATGACTGGTACGCAAGGAAAGACTGCCCTGTCTATATCAGACCGCACTGGAACGCGTTTTTGGCGTTGGTGCGGCAGTATCTCAATGACGATACGCAGGTGCCGAGCGATTATGATAAGCTGGTCGCCGAGCTGGAAGACATCAAAGAAAAATACAGAACCGAACACGCCAGTGCGCAGGCGCTGCGCGGGAGAATTTTGGCCGCTATAGAGCAGTATGATACGGTGGCAAAATAACTCACTTTGCAACTCACTTTTGTTCCGAAAGTGAGTTTTTCATGCTTTTTTCAGCGGAATGAAAATCGGAAAAACCGCTTGATTCCTACACTTTACGGCAATAACATAATTTTGCGTGTGGGTTCAAATCCCTCCATCTCCGCCACAAGAAAAGCCCAGTTTCAAGCGAAAACTGGGCTTTTTCTTTTTCCTTGTAACTCACAAAATAACTCACTTTTATTCCTGCGTAGCCAAAATACCGCCGAAAACATCATCAAGAGCGCTTGTTATCTGCTTTTCCATTCCGGCAACAGCGTGCCCGTAAACCCCGAATGTATCCATGCTCTTGGAATGCCCGACCAGCTGCTTTACCCAACCCTCCGGCAGCGCTTGTGCCATTGAGACAAATGTGTGCCGCAGCTCATAAGGCGTTGTCTGTGGGATATCATTTGCTTCACAATACCTTTTCCAGCTTCTGCGGTAGTGCTCTCCCCTCTTTACATCAAAGAGATACAGCCCGTTTGATTGGGCGAGCTGGTTCTTCAAAACCTCCTTGCCCATCTCGCCGACGAAAACGGCGCGTACAGCGTTTTCGTTTTTGCCTGTAGTGATTTCGTCGTATTCGTTTATGGAGCGTCTGACGATGATTTTCCCCGTTTCTAAATCAATATCATTGCGCATCAAGCCGCGCAGCTCTCCGGGGCGCAGACCGGTAAGGACTTCAAGGCGGTAAGCATTCACCAACGGGTCGACTATGCGCTTATTATAAAGCGTTGTCGTATCTTCGGCAAAAAGTTTAATGACATGCTCCGGCTGCAAGATGTTCTTCCTGCTTGCCCTCGCGCTTTTGGGGATAGCTATATCCTCCGGAGTGTAATTGCTCACTTTCGCTTTGCGGAGATATTTGCAGAAAGAGGTAAGATCTGCTTTTATGTTGTTGAGAGTCTTTTTGGATAGCTGCCCCTCTTGATACGCATGGTCAACCACGCGCTGCAGCACGGCGTCTGAAAGTGCAGATACTTTCATGTGCCCGATCTGCGGGTCTATCCACTTCCGCCACCGTGCGTCGACTGGACGCCAGTTACTTATTGTTGTATGCGTTTTCAGCTGCTCCATATAGCTTTCGTGCAGCTCTGATAGGCGCAGCTTCGTTCCGCAGATACCAGATGCCAGCCATTCGTCTGCTTTTCGGTTCGCTTCCCTCTGCCCTTCCCTTCCCGGTCTGCTGCTTGTAAATGTTTTTCTTACGCCATCTTTCTGCACGGCGATCTGCCAGCGGTTCTGCTTCTCAAGCCACTTTGCCGTATTTGTCCTTTCTTTCATTTTCCCCTCCTGATAGACAACCGCCCTCGTTTCCGGGGGCGGTGTTTTTTTATTTTTCTGCCATTACATCATATACAACCACGCCATTCATAATCGTCAAGAGGGTGTTATCCTCATTGGCGTCGTTGACCACTGTGACTGTTACATATTTTCCGGTTACGCCAAACGCCTCTACCGCATCAACAGCGGAATTGCAAAGATTGACCATGCTGTCCCGCATCGTTACCCATGGCTCATATGTATCATCGTAGCCAGAAGCCTTTGCCTGTGCGATCTCTGCAGCGGCTCCATCGGCTTTTACATAGATTGTAATTCCTGTATCATCGTAGTCGACATTGTATTCAACTCCGGTTCCTTCTGCATTCTTATCCAGCACTGTCTTTAAGGAAGCTGCAACTACTGACATATCCACTTCCGTGTTCTGCCCTTCCTGCCCCTCCTGCTGCTGGTTTTGCTGGCTTTGCTGATTGCCTTGCTTGTCATTGCCCTTGTCTTTCCCGCCGCCGGCAAGTGCGCCGATGATTGCAATGACGATAACAATTAGGATTATTGCTGTTACCATCGTTTTTTTCTTCTTTGGTTTGACCTCCGGCGTTGTTTTCTCCATTTCCTCCATAGTATTCTCCTCCAGTACTGATTATTGTACACTTATCTGTGTACGATTATATTTGGAAAGAACATCTGTTCTTAATCCCGAATTAAACCGTAGTTAAGGTTCTTGGCATCGACCAGGACGAGGTATAAAATCATCATTGCCAGCAGGACAAAAATAACTGCGAAAAGCGTATTGGACAGCTTCCGGCGCTGGCGCACCTGCTCTTTCAGCACCTCTATCATTTCTTCGCTGCTCTGGCTGTCGGCTTTGTTATAGACTTCCCGAACAAAATATTTATCGAGAGATATGTGCAGCGCTTGACAGATGGAAGCTACGAGGAAAAGGCTCGGATTCTTGGTGGGCTCCGAAAGTAGCCGGGAGATCGTCCTCTCAACTGTCCCGGCATTGTCGGCCAAATCCTTGTGGGTCATTCCATGCTCCTGCCGTTTTGTGGCTACCTCCAATAAAAAGTTATCCCAATTCCTTTCTTCGTCTGAACTCACAAACTCATCTCCTGTTTTTTGTTACCGGACACTTTTGTCCGAAAAACATGACAGTTTTTGCGCCGATACCGCAACATTTGTCAGTATATATTGGCAATGCAATTTGTTACAATTGAATTGTACCAAATACATGCTGAATTTGGAAGTATTTTTATTTGACAATAATCGACAAAAGAGGAGGAACACCAATGGAGAAAAAGGAGGAATTCAAAAAGGCGGTGGAACGGATGTCTGACGAGCAGCTTGTTAAATATCTTCGGATTCTAAAGTTTTCATTAGACGAAGATATTTCTCAATTTTCTCATCTGTCAAAGTATCTGCGAAATCCATAAGGTCTTTCCGAATACCGGACAGCTCACCTTCGGTGGGCTGTTTTTCTTTTCCCAAAAGGTAATCCACGCTTACGCCGAAGTAGTCAGCGACCTTTTGCAATGTTGCCTGCCTTGGAATTGTCCCTTTGCTCCACCGCGTAACCACGGAACGCATAAACCCCATTTCTTCGGCGACAGCAGATGGAGATTTCCCAATTTTATTACAAAGAGCAACATAGTTGATATAGAACAAACGCAACACACCCTTTTTGTGCAAATAGCAGAAAGTAAACAAAAGGAACAACTGTGTCTTGACTGTTGCGTTTGTTTACACTATAATGAAAACATAAGCAACAAGCGCAACACAAAGCGGGCACTCAATGTGCCATGATTCATTTTCCCTCGCAAGGATATGATAACACTTTGTGTAAACTTTTGCAACACAATATATAAAGAAGGGGGAAAAGTTTAGATGCCTGCACAATGGACTGGCGATGTGGTCGGCAAGATGCACAATAACAAGATTACAATGGCTCAGCTCGGAGAAAAACTCGGCGTTGGGAAAGCGTATGTGTGTGCGATATTAAATGGCCGCCGCAGCCCAAAGGGAGCGGAACAGCGCTTTAACGCTGCGCTGGACGCGCTTATCAAGGAAAAGGAGGAGGACAATGAAAGAATGGCATGACATGAGAAACGATGAATTTGAAAAATACCTTATCGAGGTCTACGGCGATACCAGCTGGAAAGCATACCTATTTAAGACCAGGCCACCGCAGATTATCACGGTTGTGTGCGGTGTTCTCTCCATCATCATAGCGGCAGTAGTGATATTATCCCATGTTGCATGAGGAGAGACAGGACGGCAAGCAGGAAACCGGCGATTGCAACTCCTGTTGTAATCCAATACCGGACGCTTAACTTCTTCTCGGCCCGCATGGCGGCTTTAACGCGCAAACCGTTTTCCGATAGGCAAGCAACTCCCTCGTCAAAGGAGCCATTGCTAAACCAGTAGTATTCGCCGCCGAAACCGCCATCTACCAGCTTTGACCGGAGCATAGTTTGAAATTCAGATTTTGTCAATTTGGCGCTGTTGCTTCGCTTGAATTTGCGAAATATTCTCTTTTCTTCTTCGGTCAAAGAATACGAAACATCAAGTTTTTCGCTCATAATATCACATCAACTATAGTCTACCACATGAAGGGAGGGATAGCAATGTCAAGGAAAGTTGATACCTACCGCAGGCTGCGAGCGCTGATGCTGGAACTTGGCCACGACCAGACAAGCCTTGGGAAGCGCACCGGTATGAGCCGCCAGCAGATCAGCGACAGAATGATTTGCAAGACCCCGTGGACATTGGAGGAAGTCTATAAGGTCTGCGATGCATTATTTATTCCAATAAAAGATGTCAAGAAGTTTTTCCCGCCAAACGGGGTGGAAAAGAAGGAGGAACAACATGGAAGCAACAACAAACACCTTTATCCGGTGGTTTAACTCGGACGAGATCGTACCCAGCAAGGACGGGTATTACCTGTGCCAGACGATGGCGGGGAGATACGCCACGCTGCCGTTCAGTACCGAGCACAAGATGTTCAATGTCAGCGGAGACCATGTAGAGACCGCTTTGGAGGTCCAGTGGTGGGCATTCCTACCGGAGCTGCCCCAAAAGGAGGTACAGGATGAATAAGAAGAAAAAAGCGGAGCTCATCGAGTGGGCCAAGGAGGGGTTGACCGTCCTGCTGGCTTTCGCCGCGATGATCGGTTGGATGATTATTCTGATGGGGGTGGCGCCCAAATGACGCAGAACGAACGCATCGAAACAATCAGGGAGGTATTCCCCGGCTATACAAAACCACTGGACAGTATGTGCAAGCGGCCGGAGTATTACGGCATCCGGCGTACCGCCGAAGCGGAAGCGCTGATAGCGGACAAGACCCGCAGGAAGCGGGAAGCCAACTACAAGCTGTCTGTGCGTATTCCTCTGGGCTATGTGAACATGTCGGAGTTCCGGCAACAGCTTGTCGAAATGGGCTACTGCAACTTCACCGCATGGATACTCCGCTGTATCCGCCGCCAGCAGGAGGAATACAGGCATAGAAAAGCCCCCACCGGCTCCGCAAAAGCCAATGAGGGCAATGGTAGATTAAGCACCACCAATATACAAGATTGTGGGAGGAATGTCAAGTTGAAAAACGGGGAGGTCGTGGAAGCATGAACCCATACGATATCCCGGATAGGCCCATCCCGAGCTGGGTGGATAACTACGATGATAAGCCGCACATCTGCCCGGAGTGCGGCTGCGAGATCAACGAGACAATTTACATTAAGGACGGCATGGTCATTGGCTGCGAAAACTGTGTTAAGCGGTTTGACGCCAGCGATGCGGATGCTGACAGGTACTTTGAATAAGGAGGATAACATGGTTAAATTCAGACCGCTGCGAGCGGACGAGGTTGTCCTACGGGTTGACCGCTATACTTCGAGAGGGGCTGCGCTCCTCTGCTACAAGGACGCGCGATGCGACATGCGCATTCTGGACGAGACGGTTGGCGCCGAGAACTGGCAGCGGGAGCATTACGAATGCAAGGGCAACCTTTTCTGTCGGGTGGGAATCCGAATTGATCCGCAGCATGACGAATGGGCATGGAAAGCTGACTGCGGCACCGAAAGCTACGCCGAAAAGGAAAAGGGCGAAAGCTCCGACAGCTTTAAGCGCGCCTGCTTTAATTGGGGGATCGGTCGCGAACTCTACACCAAAATCAACATTGTTGTCCCGATGAGGACGCAAAAGAACGCCAACGGAAAATATGAGCCTGCAGATAGCAATGACAAGTGGGCACGGTTCACGGTATCGGAGATGGAAGTAAACGGCGAACAGATTACATATCTGACGGTCGCGGACAAAAACGGCAACATCGTATTTAGTTTTGGTCAACCGGGCGATGCCGGAGAGGACATCACGGAAATCTGCGCTGACTGCGGGAAACCGATCGTCCCAATCACCAAACGAGACGGTTCTACATGGTATGTCCGGGAGATTGTCCCATACACCGAGAAAATGTTCGGACGGCATTTGTGCGGTCCGTGTATGAAAGCCGCAAAGGAGGCCGAAAAGAGGAATGAAAACAAGGCTCCGGTTTGATTCTGCCGACTGGACAAGAGACCGGAACGGCTACGGCATCACCCTGTATACCAAAGATGCCGCAGCTGCCCAGGCTTTTCTTGATGAGATGAAGCCCGGCAAGATGTACGCTGCCGAGCTAAAGGAGCACCACGAGCGCCGGAGCCTTTCGGCCAACTCGTACCTGTGGGCGCTCCTTGATGATCTGGCCTTTACCCTCTCCACCCAGGCGGCCCCGCTGACTAAGGAGGAGCTGTACCGGAAGTACATCAAGGAGGTGGGTATCTGGAAAGATGTTCACAACATCGAGCCGGAAGCTGCTAAAACCGTCCGTACAGCGTGGGAAATGCTGGGGACTGGCTGGGTAACGGAACAGGTAGATTACGAGCCAGACGGCGACCATCTGGTAATCCGTCTGTACTACGGCAGCAGCACCTACAACACAAAGCAGATGTCCCGGCTGCTGGATGCGGTCATAGCGGACTGTAAGGAGCAAGGGATAGATGTAGCAACCCCTGCCGAGCTGGCCTTGCTAAAGGAGGAATGGGGCAAATGAAAAACGAATGGGGCGTAGAGCTTGACCGAAACGGTTACGCTCCGAGCATCGTCCAGGCAGACACATCCAAGTGCTTTTTGTGCCAGCGCTCCGGCGTAAAGCTCGACCGGCACGAAATCTTCGGCAACGCCATGCGGAACAAAAGCAAGCGCATGGGGCTTTGGGTTTCCCTGTGCCACACGCCGTGCCACCTGAAACACGCACACAGCTGTGCAGAGGTGATGGACTGGCTGCACCGGCTGGGCGAGCAAGCCTGTATCGACAACTACGATTTCACGATCCCGATGTTCCGGGAGGAATTCTACACGAACTATTTGGAGGAAACAGAATGCTGAACAAAGCAATCCTTAATGGGCGGCTGACCAAGGCCCCCGAGCTGAAACAGACCAACAGCGGCAAGAGCGTGTGCGGCTTTACCATCGCCGTAGACCGCAACCGTGACCGAGAAAAGACTGACTTCGTACCCATCGTAGCATGGGGCAAGACTGCTGAATTTATTAACCAGTGGTTCGGCAAGGGCGACCTCATTACCGTTGTGGGGCGCATCGAAGTTCGCAACTACGAGGACAAGAACGGAAACAAGCGCACAGCCACAGAGGTTATCGCAGAGGAAGTTCTTTTCGGCGGCAGCAAATCTACCGGAAAGGCAGAGGAAAAGCCCGCAGAGAGCGAGCAGGGCGGATTTGAAGAAGTCGAGGGCGACCCTAACGACCTCCCTTTTAATTGAGGGTTACGCTTCCCAGTAAAAAGCGACAGGAGGACAACCCATGAAGTACCTTAAAGTCTTTACAGACTTTGCAGATGCCATGGAGGAACTCGGAGATGCGGAGAGAGGGCGGCTGTTCACGGCTATGCTGAAATATGCAGAGACGGGCGCAGCCCCCGATTTCCGGGGAAACGAGCGTTTTATATGGCCGGTAGCAAAGTTGCAAATAGACCGGATGGCTGCTGAATGCGAAGGAAGAGCCAAAACAAGCAGGGAAAACGGTTCCAAGGGCGGTAGGCCGAAGAAAACCCAAGGTAACCCAAAAAACCCAGCGGGTTTTTCAAAAACCCAGAAAAGCCAAGACAAAGACAAAGACAATGACAAAGACAAAGAAAATATTCCCTCTGGGAATAATACCCCCCCTACCCCCCCAAGGGGGCGTGTGGATGTCCCGGAAGCCTTGATGGAGAACTGGAACGGCTTTTGTGAGATGCGCAAGAAAATCAAAAAGCCCCTCACTGATCGGGCCGCAAAGATGATCCTGAATGAGCTGGAACGGCTGGCACCGGGGGACAACCACACCAAGGGACTTATTCTCGATCAGAGCGTTAAGCGCTGCTGGCAGGATGTTTACCCGTTGAAAGGCGACAAGTCTGCTGGTGGGACCGACAATGTATTTTTGCAGATGCTGCAGGAGGAGGGACAACATGAACCGTACTGAAACATTGGCTGTTATGTCCATCCTCAAGGCTGCATACCCCGGCTACTACAGGGACATGAAGCGGCAGGATGCCGAAGCGGTGGTAAATCTGTGGGCGGAGATGCTGGCAGACTACCCGGCTAACCTTGTAGCAGCGGCGGTTAAGACCCACATTGCCAGCGACCGCAAGGGGTTCCCCCCGCATATTGGGGCTATTATCGCCAGCATCGGGGAGATCAGCAGACCGGCGGAACTCTCCGAGGGGGAAGCATGGGCGCTGATTGCAAAGGCCCTGCGGAACAGCGGATACAACAGCGAGAAAGAGTTTGCAGCCCTGCCGGAGAACCTACAACGGTTGGTAGGACACCCCTCCCAGCTGCGGGAATGGGCCAGCATGGACACCGGGACGGTGCAGAGCGTGGTGCAGTCCAACTTTATGCGCAGCTACCGGGCAAGGCAGGAGAGCGAGCGCAAAATGCAAGCCCTTCCTGCGGATATCCGGGCAAAGCTGGCCGGTATGGCCGAGGTAAAGCAGCTGCCCAGCTATGACATAGCGCTGGAGGAGCGAATGATGGAGGAGAATGCGTGAAAATCACTATCCCAGAAATCCCTCCATCGCTGAATAAATACGCTGGTCGGGCCAATGCCTGGGACTACCGAGCGGAAAAGCAGCGCTGGCTGCAGCTGTTTGTTGCATACTGCCCCAAGTGCAAACCAATGGGCAAGGCGGTGGTGACCATCACCTACTACTTCCCCACCCGGCACCGGCATGACCCAGACAACTACAACGGCAAGATGCTGATGGACGGTCTGGTGCACCGGGGAGTAATCGCCGATGATAGCTTTGACCATGTCGAGCTGCGGCTGCGTGGAGCATATGACCCCAAAAACCCAAGAACAGAAATTGACATAGAGGAGGTAACACAATGGGTAAACACGGAACGGAAATAGAGCGGGAGAATCCGCTTTTTGAGGGACAAAGTGCAGAGGAATTTATCAAGCGCTGGAACGCCGTCACCAAAGCCATAAAAATGCGCGCAGAGATGGCCGAGCAGGAAAAGGCGGTGAGTTATGATGTCATACGATAAAGCGTCTCCTAACGACAAAATCGGCTGTTCTAATTCAAACGACCCGGAGTTTCTGGAACAACTGGTGCGGGAGGGCAAGACCAACAGGGAGATTGCCTTAATTCTCGATCTTGATTACGGCTCTGTGGCCTCGATCTTGTATCGCTATGGAATCAAGAGAGACCCAAACCGGCCCTGCAAGAGATGCGGAGGGCCGATAGGCAGCACCAACACCAGACAGCTGTATTGCAAGGAGTGCCAAAAGGCCATGGATAGCATCCGGGCCCGCAAAAGCAGTATGAAAAAAGCCGAGCCGAAGAAATGCGAATACTGCGGGAAGGACTATTTCGGCCAGCCGGGACAAAAGTACTGCTCCAAACAATGCTACAAGGATGCGGCGGCATCCGGTAAGTATAAGCGACCAAAGAATTGGATAAAGCGCCGGGATGGGAAAATCGACATCGAGATAAGGGTTTGCGGCAAAACCACGGAGCGACGGGAGAGCGTGGACTACTACGAGGCCCGGGAGATTTGGCACGATGGCTGGATAGGCCGGGGCTACGCAGCGCTGATAACGGTAGATGGCCACAGGCTGGAGACCCTGCCGCAAATAAAGACATTCTTCGGATTTAGGAGGGATTCGTTATGAGGAACTGGGCGGCAGCGGTAGTTACGATAATCTTAGCTGCTTTCTGCATAATGGTTCTATCGGCTATTTCGGCCGAAAGGTGGAACCATTTGGATGAAGTGGCGCAGGCGGAGATCACCGCAGAGGAACAGGAACGCCGGGAGCAGGCAGCCTATTACAAGGGTTGGCAGGACGGGAAGAATTATTATCTTGAGAATTTTGGAGGGTGAGCCAATGACCGTAAAGGACTACTACGAAGTAATCCGGGACATAGACCGGCTGGCTGCTGCCGTTGACGCAGAGGGTGCAGTCACCCTCGACCATGACGATGCGGAGCAGATATGGGCGCTGCTGCTGGACTACAGGGATTTGCTGATGGCACTGGAGGTGGGATGATGTGTAAATGGCTGAAAGATGAAATCTGTGTAAACGGCGATTGCCCGGCGGTTGCAGATTTTTGCCCTGTAGTAAACCATCCGGGCGTGTGCCGGTACGAGGAAATGGACGAAAACAAAGGCGTGGTTAGAAACGACACTTTGTCGGTAAAGGAGGGATAACATGGATGCTATAAAGTTTATTGAGGAACGAAACAGAATGTGCGAGAGTTTTGGTAATAGATGTACTGGGTGCCCAGCTTCTAATGCTTGCAATGATAATCCATGTTGTTGTGCAGTTGCTCAAGAGTCAACGATGGACGCTACGGATCAGATTGCTATTGTTGAGAAATGGTCTGCTGCACATCCGCGCAAGACACGGCAGAGCGTGTTTCTGGAGCAGTGGCCGGAGGCAGTCATTGATGCATATGGGGTAATACAGATTTGTCCAGTGGTTATCTCTTCTACCCACAGAGATAGTAATGGAGATTGTGAAGTTCCAGAACAAATATGTGTTGACTGTCGTCGTGAGTTCTGGATGCAGGAGGTAGAGTAATGGCTGAATTGAAATCGTGCCCGTTTTGCGGATGCGACATGAAAATCGAAGCTGTAACGATCGATTATATCGAAACTGCTTTGCTCGTTGGGAATCCTCGGCATAAGGATGGGTGCATGATTGGCGCGATGGCGTCGCCGAGAAGCAAAGACATTGACAAGCTGGTCGGATTTTGGAACAGGAGGGCTGACAATGGCTGAATACTTGGACCGGGAAGCGTTTAAGAAAAGCGTTGAGGAGCGTTATTGTAAGCCGTGTAAGGCGGAGGGAAAAGACCACAACGGGTGCTGGTGTCGTGCCTGTTGGGTTGACGATATGCTCGAAGAGGTAGATTGTTTCCAGCCCGCTGATGTTGCCCCGGTGGTGCATGGGCGTTGGATTGGTGCTCCTCTTTGTGGAAACGACAATTGTAGATGCTCCGAGTGTGGAAGTTGGCATAATATCCATGCAAACTTGCGTGGAGAGATAATGCAAAAATACTGCCCAAACTGCGGAGCAAAGATGGACAAAAAGGAGGCTGCCTATGATTAAGCCCTATATCAAAAATGAAACGGCGTTGGACATCATCTGTAGTATCTGCGATAGGGTGTACCCGGGCATGGGTTGCGAACCCGCCGACTGCGAATGGATGAAGATGCTGGCGGAGGAATCGGTGGACGCGGTGCCGGTGGTCAGATGCAAGGACTGCGAATACAGCTACGAAGATTTGAGCGGGTTGTGCTGCTCGCATGGGCCTTGCGTTGACCTTACAGTGCCGGATGATTTTTATTGTGCATATGGGATAAGGAAAGAAGGCGAAGAAAGTGGCTGAATACATTGACAAGGAAGCAGCCATATCGCTAATTAAACAATATTGCATGGATGCAATAGACGGCGGGAGATACAGCCTTGACGCTGTTGACGATGGCATAGACTTGGTAAAAGGCATTAAGGCACTCCCTGCCGCCGATGTAGTGCCTGTGGTCAGGTGCAAAGACTGTAAATATTTCAATTCCGGCTATAACGGGGTGGATATGTGGGAATGGTGCAAGAACAACCACATTGATGTTTGCAAAGACTGGTTTTGCAAATCTGGGGTCAGAAAGGGGGGGCAAAAATGAAAAGTGAAGATATTACAAAGCTGCCCTACGCGCCTTGGCTTGAAAACGCAATCCGAATTTTGACGGAACATGATGTTCACTCTGCTTGCATCGTAGCAACAGTTGACGATGGGGACACCATGACCGGCTACTGGAACGCAGATGCACAAGATAAGGCAATTTTTGCCCACAACATTCAGAGCGATATCGTTCTGGACATCGTGCAGCAGAACGCCGGAATCATAAAACAGGCGATGGAGGAGGGCGAAGATGGCTAATGTAAACGACATTCTCCAGCGGGATTGGAGCAAGGATTTTATAAACCTCATGCAGAACCGGATTATCGTTTCCCACTACAAATACGGCTGGATGAGTCAGACCTACCCAGAACTGGCTAAGGCGATAGACAGCGCCGAGGAACGGCTGAGGCTGTACCGGGAGACCGGGAACACCGAATGGTTGGTTGACCTTGCTAATTTCGCTATGATCGAGTATATGCACCCCAGCCACCCGCAGGCCCATTTCCGGGCAACAGGCAGCGATGAAAGCCCCGGCCTTAAAAACGGGATAAGCTACAAGGAACTGATGGAGGGGGGAGAAACATGATTGACTACAAGCGCATCTGCATTGACGAGCTGAAATGCCACAGCTATAAGCTCCGGTCGCTGGAAAGCCTGCCGGAAGAAATCCGCCGCTACAATGAGCAGATGGACGGCATCCGGTCCGCCACCAGCGATGCTACACCAGTAAAGGGCGGTGGTTGCGGCCGGGAAGATCATTTGATTAACGCAATCTCCCGCCGGGATGCGCTCTCGGCAAACCTTGCGGTAGTCAAGTGGCAGACCTCCCAGGTTGAGAAAGGACTGGCCTGCCTGACGGAAAAGCAGCGGCGCATCCTTGAGTTGTTCTACATCCGCCGGGAATACGGCTACATACAGCGGCTTTGCCAGGAGTTCAACGAGAGCGAGCGGCAAATCTACTACGATAAGGACGAAGCCCTCCGGAGATATGCCCTTTGCCGGTATGGGTTGACCGAACTGTAAAGTTTGCAGAAACATTGCAGAAATAAGATGCATATACAGTGTATACTGATAGTGTGGTAAAACACAGACTTCCCTTGACATTCCTCCTGGTGGGGAGCCGGGCCCCTAATCCCGGCGATCTGCTCCCGTAGCTCAATGGTAGAGCTGCTGCCTTGTAAGCAGCGGGTTATAGGTTCAAGCCCTATCGGGTGCTCCACCTTCATGTTTTACCTCCTTTTTACGGGGCCGCCGATGCCCCGTTATCCCATCGGCCGAAGATACATGACCTTCGTAAAAAAGGTGCCGCGCTGGCAGGCCGCAAGTTCGCAATAGTCTGCCTTACCAAAAGCAGTCAGAGAGTACCGAAAGGCGCTCTCTTTCTTTATGCCATAAAGGAGGCGATACCTCTGGATTTAATAGTCCGCAAAATCCCGCAGAGCGACACCATCAAGGTATATCCGGTATCTGATGTGCATTTGGGCAGCATCCTACATGATAAAGAGGGCTGGCAAGCATTCTGCCGCCGGGTAGAGCGGGAGGATGCTTATCTTATCCTTGGCGGCGATCTCATCAACAATAATACCCGCCATGCGGTAGGCAGCCCCTTTGAGGACTATATCCGCCCACGGGAGCAGAAAAAGCTGATGGTGGAAATGCTGACACCCATTAAGGATAAAATCCTCTGCGCTGTTGCCGGCAACCATGAAGCCAGAACCGCCAAGGATACCGACCAGGACATTATGGGCGATATCATGTGCAAGCTGGACTTGGAGGACTACTACGCCGAGGATATAGCATTCCTCAAACTGGAGATTGGGCGCAGGGTAACAAGAGATATCCCTATCACCAGCTATACGATGGCTGTTACCCATGGCTCCGGCGGCGGCATTTACACCGGTGCAACGGTCAACCGCAATGAGCGCTTCGGCTACACCATAGAGGGCATTGACGCATTGATAGTCGGCCACACCCATAAGGGCACCATCAGCAAGCCCAAAAAGATCGTAGTGGACAGCAACAACAATGTCATCCGCACAAAGCAGCTTGTAGTGGTCAGCTGCACCGCATGGCAGCACTACGGCGGTTACGCAGCCCGGAAGATGCTGCTGCCCAGCAGCGAGAGCGACCATGAGCAGCCGCAGACGCTCCTGCTGTGCGGGAACAAGAAAGGCACTAAGCGGATAACCACGGTTTGGTAACAATAATTGGTAGCCCGGCATAGTAGACACCGGGAGGGACAGGGCGGGTAATGAACATTGTATTTGATTATAATTCTCCCAGGTGGAGGAGGAAGCGCCAACAGATATTAAGGCGTGACGGATATATGTGCCAGCACTGCAAGCGGTACGGAAAGGCGGTACAGGCTACAACGGTGCACCATATCAAACACGCAGATGAGTACCCGGAGCTGGCTTACGAAGATAAAAATTTAGTAAGCCTGTG